CTTGACAGCACTTCGGCTGGAACGGCAATTCTCTTGGATGTTGTGGGAAATTGGGCGACAATGGTGTCAGACGGCACAAATTGGGTCATCATGCAAGCTGCGTCCAACAACAACCTGCTTTTGGAATAATCTGATGCTTGTTCGTAACGCCACCGAAGCCGATTTGCCGCAGTACATTGTATTGGCTGAGTCATTTCACATGGCTTCGCCTATGCACGGCGTTATTGATTTTGATCCAATTGGCTACGCTGAGTTTTATACGGCGTCAATCCAAAACAATTCCGTAGGTGTTTGGTTAGCTGAAATTGACGGCGAAATTGTTGGCATAGCGGGCGCAGTAGCATACCCGTTGTACTTCAATCCATCTGCGCTTGTAGTTCAAGAACTATGGTGGTGGCTAACACCAAAGGCGCGGGGGAGCGGCGCGGGCGGTAGAATGTTCAAACAAATTGAACAATGGGCCGAAGATCACAATGCTTCAGCGCTTTTTATGATTGCCTTAGAAGACAATCGGGCAAAAAAGATGGAAAATCTATACGTTCGTGCGGGCTTTAGGCCAATGGAACGAACTTTTATTAAAGAGGTCACATCATGGCAATAGGAACAGGCGCCGCAATTCTTGGCGGCACTATTGGCGGCGCTTTACTTGGCGGCAGCGCGGCTAATAAAGCGGCAAATACGCAAGCCGCTGCAGCCGACCGTGCGGCTGAACTTCAGCGACAGCAATTTGAGCGTCAAGTTGAACTGCAAGCCCCGTTCCGTGAGGCCGGTGTTCGCGCGTTGCCAGAACTGGAAGCAGCGTCTAGGTACACAAACTTTGGCATGGATCAATTTACCGCTGACCCAGGTTACGGATTTCGTTTGTCCGAAGGCCAAAAAGCACTTGATCGTCAAGCGGCTGCACGTGGTGGCCTGATCTCTGGCGGCGCTATTAAGGCCGCGCAACGCTACGGCCAAGAGATGGGTAGCCAAGAATACACCAACGCTTTCAATCGCTACCAGACTGAGCGTCAGGCGCGTCTTAACCCACTGCAATCTTTGGCCGGTATGGGTCAGACTTCTGTAGGCCAGCTAGGCCAAGCTGGTCAAACAATGGCAACTGGTGTCGGCGAAGCTGGCGGTCAAGCAGCGCAAGCGCGTGCTTCTGGCTACATGGGCGGCGTTAACGCTCTGTCGCAGGGCTTGGGCCAGTACATAAACTACAGTCAAGGTCAAGACCGCAACGCTTTGCTGTCGCGTGCTATGACGTATGCGTCCGTGCCGTCTAACGCAAATACAATGATTCCAATGCAGGCTGGTGGAGGTTACTAATCATGGCACTTGTAAACCCCAACATTGCGATGAGCTATCGCGCACCCGAAATTCAGCCTCAAAATATGTTGGCTGATTATGCTGCCATCCAGCAGATTCAAGGTGGCCGTCAAGCGCAAGAACTAAACGCGCTAAAGATGCAAGAAGCGCAAGCGGCGTTGGCCGAACGTAACGCGCTTCGCGGTTTAGACCCTACGGCTGCGGATTACGAAAGCCAACTGTTTAAAGTTAGCCCCACGTTAGGCATTCAATTTCGCAAAGAACAGTCTACTGCCAAAGCACAACAAGCAGCGCAAGCAAAATCTGAATTTGACCTTAAGGTATCGCAACGCAAGTTTGGCGAGGATCTTAAACGCAGTTTGTCTTCTAACCCATCTGACGAAAACATTATTGCGTTTGGTCAAGATGCACTGATTCAGGGACTGTACACACCAGATCAAGTAAAGTCTACGGTTGCTCAATTGTTGGCGTTGCCTGCGCCTGACCGCGCGCGTATTCTTTCGCAAGCCGGTGCAAGCGTCGGCGAACTTCAGCCAAAGCTCAGCGTTGGGCCTACGGGCATTGTGCAGACGCCAGCGTTTGGTGGGCCGGCTACAGTGGTGCAAGGTACGGAAGCCGCCTTCCAAATGACGCCCGCTCAAATTGCAACCAACAAAGTTGCACAAGGCCAACTTGCCGTGTCGCAAGGCCAGCTTGGTGTTGCCCAACAGCGCGCTGCTCTTGACGTACGAAAACTGGCGCAAGACTCCGACCCCGCTTTTGTGCAAAAAATGGCGCAGGCGCGGGAAGCCGGTGTGGCGGCGGCTAAAGACCTTGCCACCGCTACCAAAGTGTTGCCGCAAGTTCTCAGCACCGCCAACCAAACGCTTTCGCTTATCGACACTATGATTGGCAAGCGCGATGACAAGGGCAATCTTGTTAAAGGTGCAGCGCCCCACCCAGGCTTTGAAACTAGCGTGGGCGCTACGCTTATGCCAGGTATGCGATTTGTGCCAGGCTCGGATGCGGCTGACTTTCAATCGTACTTTGATCAAGTCAAAGGCGGCGCGTTTTTGCAAGCCTTTGAAACACTCAAAGGCGGCGGCGCCATCACGGAAAAAGAAGGCGAAAAAGGTACTGCTGCGCTTAACAGAATGAACTTGGCGCAGAGCGAAAAAGAATTTGTAACAGCCGCACGTGAATTTCAATCGATTGTGCGTGCAGGTGTTGAACGGGCGCAAGCCAAAGTACCGAGCGCTGCAAAGCCGGCACTGTCGCCAGTAGACCAACAAGCACTACAATGGGCAAACTCAAACCCTGCTGACCCTCGCGCAGCGGCAATCAAGCAACGATTGGGGATGTAACATGGCCGGCTTTGACCCCGATGCTTACCTAGCTAAAAAGCCCGCCGCAGCACCGCCAGCGTTTGATCCAGACGCATATCTTGCTGCCGTTGCCGCGCCTAGCAGTGGCATTCCAGGCCCGCGTGCTACGGGCACTATGGTGGATCAAATCCCAGGCTATGGTGGGCCAGTGCCTGCTGCGGATAACGCGCCAACATTAACGACAAGCCAAAAAATATACCGCACTGTGCGGCCTGTTGTTGCGCCCACGATTGAAGCGCTTGGCACCGCTGGCGGCGCTGCGCTTGGCACGTTCCTTGGCCCCGCTGGCACAGTTGGCGGTGCGGGCCTTGGCTACGGTATGGCTAAAGAAGCCTTAAAATTGGGCGACATTTATGCGGGCGGGATGACCCCCGATCAAGCGCAAACGCAACCAGTTCGTAATGTCCTTGAAGGCGCTACGTTTGAAGCCGGTGGGCGTGTGGTGGGCCAAGGGCTTGGCTACCTTGGTGGCAAGATTGCCGATCTGCGCCAGATACCAAAACAAAAAGCCGCTGAAATTGCCCGTAACGCTCTTGGCCCTGATTTGCCAGAAGTGCTAAACGCGCTTAAAGCTGCAAAAGGCCAGCCTCTCACTGCTGGTCAAGCAGCCGCTGACATCAACAGCCCTACTTTTCAAGCGCTTGTTGACCGCGTCAGCAAACGCGACCCGCGATTCCTTGCGGCGCTTGAGCAATCGCAAGGCGAAGTGTCGTTGAACGCGCTGGCTAAGCTGGCTGGCGGTGCTACGGCTACCGAAACCCGCGCTACAGCGGAAGCCGCTAAAAGCGCGCTTAACCAGACTACCACGCCGTTGCGTGAGGCCGCGCTTAGTCGTGCCAACTTGGGCAAAGATGTTCTCGCGTATGAAACGCAAGCTGGCAAGTTGGGCGCTGACGCGGCGGCTAAAGTTGCGGATGTTCGCAGACTTATTGAAGCTGGCGATCTTGCAGAAGCGGCTGGCCGGCTTGAACTGATCAAAAAAGGCGTGCCCGTTGGATTTACCAAGTTCACCTACAAAGGTGATCTTGCCAAGATGGCTGATGAGTGGGCTACGGGCGCCGCCAACGCATCGTTGGACTTGGGCCAAGGCGCTCGGTTTGCCCAAGGCGCGGCTGACGCGCTGCGGGCGGTTGGCATCAAGCCGTTGGAAGGCGCAAAGATAGCCCAGAGCATTGCCGGCGTAGCCAACAAGCCAGAGTTTGCCGGTAACGATTTGCTGGCCGGCGCGGCTAAGAATGTTGCCGATGACATTGCCAAATGGACTAGCAGCGGTGGTGTGATTGACGCCGTGGCCTTGGACGCCATTCGCAAGAACTCTGTTAACGCGGCCATTCAACAATTGCGTCCTGGCGTTGATGCCACTACGCAGCGCAACCTCGCAGCCGGTGTGCTGTCTAAAGTCAAGCCTTTGATTGATGACGCGCTTGAGTCGGCTGGCGGCGTAGGCTACAAACAATACTTGGCCGACTACGCCAAGGGATCGCGTCAGATTGCTGAGCGCAAGTTGACGGGCGAAGCGCTTAACTTGTTTAAGACCAACAAGGACGCGTTTGTTAAGCTGGTGCAGGGCGAAACGCCCGAAGCCGTTGAAAAAATTCTTGGCCCTGGCAGCTACGACATCGCTAAAGAAGTCAGCGAGAACACACTTAACGTGCTGCAAGACCAAGCGGCTAAAGTGCTGCGCGATGCCAAAGTGGCCTCACAAGTTGCTGGCGGTCAGGACGCGCTTAAACAGTTGCTGCTTGATAACATGTCCAAGATGCGCTTGCCGTCCTACATTACCGCAGTGGCGGCAACGACAAACAAAGCGTTGTCAATTTTGGAAAACAAGATTGGCGCCAAGACGCTGGGTACACTGACTGAGGCCATGAAGACTCCAGAAGGCGCGGCGGCGCTGTTGGATACACTGCCCGCTTCAGAGCGCGTTCGTGTGCTGAAACTTATTTCAGACCCTAAGAGTTGGGCGCAAAAGTCAGTGGGCGCGGCGGCCATTGGGGCTACAAACGCGCTTGCGCCTGAAAACCGCATCCAGCTTAACAACATGGCGCCAGGTCGGCCATAATGATCGGAAAATAAACATGGCATCACTTACCCCCACACCCAAGCAGCAGATTTACGGCAGCGATGGCAATCCGTTGGTCGGCGGCAAGATTTACACCTACGCGGCTGGCACAACCACGCCGCTGGCGACCTACACGGATGCGGGCGCTGGTACGGCCAACACCAACCCGATTATCTTGAACTCGCTGGGCCAAGCCAACATCTGGCTAACGCCATCGTCCTCGTACAAGTTCAGCGTGTACACATCTGCGGATGTGCTGCTGTACACCGTGGACAACATCACCGCGCCTATTGACTACCTGTCCTTGGTCACTTCGCTTGCCTCGCCCCCGCCTATCGGTAGCACTGCGCCTAACACTGGCGCGTTTACCACGCTGGCCGCGACAACAGCTACCGTTACTACGGTCAACGCGACTACCGTCACCGCAACTGGCACGGTTACTGCTGAAACTTTAACTTTTGAGGGCGGCGGGTCAATGACCAAGCCACCAGAGCCAGGCATCCAGCCAATCACTGCGAGTGTTGCGGCTAACGCGCTCACAGTTACCCTAAACCCAACGACCTTGGACTTCAGGTCTGCCACTTTGACCAGCGGTACTGTGGTATCGCGGTTAATTTCATCGGCTATATCTGTAGTTGTGTCGTCAGGCTCTACCCTTGGCACAGTGTCAACACAGCAAAGTCGAATTGTTGTACTGGCACTTGACAATGCTGGCACAGTGGAACTGGCGGTTGTCAACATTGCCGGCGGCAATAATTTAACAGAAACAGGTGTTATCAGCACCACGGCAGAAGGCGGGGCCGGCGGCGCTGATAGCGCTTCAACTATCTATTCCACCACTGCCCGTTCTAATGTAGCGTATCGTGTTGTTGGTTATATTGAGTCTACACAGGCCACTGCTGGTACTTGGGCTACTCTACCTAGCACCATCCAAGGTTATGGCGGCCAGGCTTTAGCATCCATGAGCAGCATAGGCTACGGGCAGACTTTTCAGCTTGTGACTAGGACTCCTGGTACGACCTACTACAACACTACGGGCAGGCCGATAGCGCTCTATTTAATCTGCCAGCTTGGGACATCTCTAACGCAAATAAACATTAACGGTGGGGGTGCATTAACCATAGCTGGCAATGGCTCCGGCGCAACGCAAGTTGCGACATTTATTCTTCAACCAGGTGATTCTTATGCGATGGCAAATTCCGGAACAAATACGTATGCCGCATACGAACTGAGGTAATCAAATGCACTACAAAGCACCAAACAATTCTCTGCACTTTCTTGATGACGATTCTTTCGCTCATCTACTTCCAGAGGGTTCTATTGCCATCACTGACGCAGAAGCCGAAGCGCTGCGCCCAGCGGCGCCAGAGCCAACCTACGCCCAAAAGCGGGCTGGTGAGTACCCACCAATGGCCGATTACATTGACGGCATTGTCAAAGGCGATCAAGCGCAAGTAGACGCCTATGTCGCTGCCTGTCTGGCCGTCAAAGCAAAGTATCCGAAATGAACGACATCACCCACCGCGAAATCTATGACCGCCTGGTGGCCGTTGAGGGCAAGGTGGATGCTCTGGGCAACAGCACCAAGGACGTGACGGCGGCGTTTGCTGCGGCTCGCGGCGCCTTTGTGGTGCTGGAAACGCTTGGCAAGTTAGCCAAGCCCCTGCTGTGGCTGGGTGGCCTGTTTGTGGCGGCTGCGGCCTTATGGGAACACTTTAGAGCACGCTGAGATGGAAGCGCTGCCGCCACCCCCGCCAGCAGCCAAATCGCCCATCTTTGAGTGCATCAAATGGACGTGGACGCCTGACCGGCTGCTGGTCTGGTGTTTGCAGTGGCGTAAAAAATGATTGACCCAATCACAGCCCTTGCGGGCATACAGGCAGCGGTCGCGCTGATCAAGAAAGTCAGCAAGACCGTGGACGATGTGTCCTCGCTCGGGCCTGTGCTGGGCAAATACTTTGACGCCAAGGCCACCGCCACCAAGGCTGTCGTTCAGGCCAAGAAATCCAAGTCATCAATGGGCACGGCCATTCAGATTGAAATGGCGCTCGACCAGGCCAAGCGGTTTGAAGATGAGTTGCAACTGCTGTTCATGCAGGCGGGCAAGATAGACGTCTGGAACAAGATCAAGTTGCGCGCAGCGGCGATGGATGTAGAGTCTGCCCATGATGCGCGGCGTGAGCGTGAGGCTGCAAACAAGCGCAAGCGAGAGATGGACGAGGTGATTGAGTTGATATTGCTGGCGCTTGTCTTCTTCAGCCTGCTCGGCGCTATCCTTTATTTCAGCCTCGGCATTCTTGAGCAGCAAAGATGAGCGCCGAACAGCTTAGCCTAGTTGACAAGGTGCTGGCGTATGTCAGCAGCCCGTTCCGGCTGTTCGCAATGGTGCTTATGGCCGTGCTGACCTTTGCAGGCTACTTTGTATACACAAACCAAGAGTTGCTGATCGGCGCCTACAAGGAGTCCAAGAAGATTCCCAGCATCGCCGAAGATAGAGTTGAGGACGCTGCCGCGCATTTGTTCAAGCAGTCCGGCGCGCTGGTGGTGGCGGTCTTCAAGGTCAATAGCATGTTTGGCACCCGAGTCTTGTACAGGGCATACGGGAAGAACGGCAGAGACAAAACCAATGACGGGCTGGACGTTGGCCTGTTCACCCAAAACGCGGCCAACAACGCCGATGTGGTCAAGCTGATGGCAAACGAAATCCCATGCAGCGACTACAAATCGGCGCAGTCGGAGATGGGCTTGTGGTACATCGCCAAGGGCGTGGCCTACACTTGCCGCATCAGCGTGCCGCCGGAGCCTGGGCGCTTTGTCGGGCAAATCACAGTGGGCTGGGCTACCCAGCCTGAAGACATGGACAGCACCCGCGCCATGTTACAAATCGCAGCAACCATGCTTTCAAGGAGTAAACAGTAATGGATTGGTTAAAACAAATCGCGCCCACAATTGCCACGGCGATGGGTGGGCCGCTAGCAGGGATGGCAGTGTCGGCCATCTCCAAGGCCATTGGCGTAGACCCCGACAAGGTTGGCGACCTGATCTCCAACAACAAGCTGACCGCAGAGCAAATTGCTCAAGTCAAGATTGCCGAGATCGAATTGCAAAAGCAAGCGCAAGAACTTGGCCTCAACTTTGAAAAGCTGGAGGTTGAAGACCGCAAGTCTGCGCGTGATATGCAGGCTGCAACGCGATCCATTGTTCCACCTGCGCTGGCGGCAATCATCACTGTTGGGTTTTTTGGCATTTTAGGAATGATGCTGTTTGGCAAGGTTGACGGCAGCAACCCAACAATTTTGATGATGCTGGGCAGTTTGTCTACCGCTTGGACGGGGATAATCGCTTATTATTTTGGCTCGTCTGCTGGCTCACAAGCTAAGACAGACCTTCTTTCTAAGGCAGGGCCAGTAAAATGACACCACACTTTTCCCTTGCGGAACTGACCGCTACCAGCCACCGTGAGTTTGACAACACGCCCAACGAGACAGAGTTAGCCAACTTGCAAAAGCTGGCTGAGTTCTTGGAGCAAGTCAAGACGCTGCTGGACGGCAAGCCGATTATGATCAACTCAGCATTCCGATCCAAGCAAGTCAACGACAGCGTGGGCAGCAAGGACACCAGCCAGCACCGCTTGGGCTACGCGGCTGACTTCAAAGTCCCAGGCATGACGCCAGATCAAGTCGTGCGGGCTTTGATAGCGTCCGACTTGCCGTTTGATCAAGTGATCCGTGAGTTTGACGCTTGGACGCATGTCAGCATCAGCCCCTCACCGCGCCGTCAGGCGCTGATCATTGACCGCGCTGGGACTCGACCTTTCGCATAAGCGCGCGGTACGCTTCGATGGCGTCCTTGAGGTCGCACTGAAGCTGCTGAATCCGGTCGTCTTGCTCAACCATCTTGTCGTTTGCTTGCTGCGCGAACGCCGCTAGGTTTTCTTGCGTCCAAGTTTTGAAGTTTGACATGTTCTTCCGTTGTAAATTTATGGCCGTTGCCGCACTCTCGGCGGCGTAGTGTATAGCCTTCTTTGTTTCTAGTCTCGTTGACAGTTGTCCAGACGTTGCAGACGGGGCATTTCAAGCGTCTTTCTCCTGAATGTCGTA